AGAAGATCGTCAAGTTCCTTTTTGTATACCTCTGCGGTATCTTTGTTTTTAATGTTTTCGGCAGAAGTGAAAGCTGTCGATACTTGAATGTTTTGTTCGGTCGTTAATTTCCCCCCTTGTTCTTTAACCCATTTATCGGCAAGTTTTTTTATCTCGGTAATTCTTCTTTGATAGTCAAGATTGATTTGAGCGATCTCTTTTTCCGTACCTTCTTTCATGAGTTCGATACGGGAATTTTGGTTTTGTTCCTCCAGAGAAAGGAGTTCTTCGTTAATTTTTTTTACAGTTTCTAGCCTTTTTTGATTTTCTCTCT